CGCCATCATCATTACCATCATCTGGTGTTGTTCCAATATCCATGCCGCCACCGCCGCCGCCTGGATCTCCACCAGGTTCACCGCCAATGTCCATGCCGCCGTCACCAGCATTGGGATCACCGCCAGGGCCAGGATCATCTGGTGTTGGATCTGGCCCTACATCAACGCCGCCGCCTGGAGCTTCTTCTTCTGTAGCTGGATCATCACCAACTATAGATTCATCTTCACCTATGCCTTCATCTTGGTCAGTTCCATCATCATCTGGATTTGAGCCTGGTTGCCCTGGTCCTTCTGGCCCACCGCCAACATCTGAGCCGCCGCCGCCACCGCCTGGATCTCCACCAGGACCATCACCTGGACCTACGCCTGGATCATCTTCATTGCTAGGATCATCTCCTACTGTGGAATCATCTTCTTCAGCGCCATCACCTGGATCTGGCCCTTCGTTATCATTGCCGCTATCATCTCCTGGCCCATCACCTGGTCCTACGCCGTCATCACCTGGTCCACTTGGATCGTCACCAACACTTGAATCATCATCATCACCGCCGTCACCGCCATCGCCGCCGTCATCACCCATTGAGCAGTATAAAGGATTATGCCAGGTGTTTATCTGGCCCAATAAGTCCTTTTTTCTGTTTAGTGGGTCTATACCAATATCCAGTTCCAATTCCATGTTCCTTATTAAAATATCGTACTGTATCTTTTACAATAAATGATACATGACCAAAGGGAGCGACAAACTCAGCCAGCCATAAATTCTTGCCAGACTGCCAGTATTCAGACTGCATTGTTGAGCCATCTAATAATTTAGCCAGCACTTCGTCAGAAACCAAAGCGTAAGAGCAAAAACCAACAAGTTTTTGTTTGTTATTTCTCCAAAACCTATATTGATTTAATTTTAATGGCGTATCAAAGCTCTTAATTATTAGCTTGAATCTAAGTGGTCTATGGAACTTACTATGTTTAACAAGCTCCATGACCTCGCCAAAGCTAGGATTTCTTACTTGCGCCACCTAATAACGTCTTATACGTCACTCCATCTTCAGCTAAAACGCCTTGTGGTGAAGTCATAATCGTCTTTTTCCTAGACATTCTTTTAGGATCTTTCATTTTATCCTCGACCTCACTACGCTTTGTTGGCGCTGGAACAGCTTGCGCTGGTGGAGGAGGAGGTGGTGGTGGTGGTGTAGATTTACTTCCGCCAAATAATCCGCCCATGTTACATTGCTCCTATACTACTATTTAATGGATTATAGCTGCTATCAGCTATAGCTTGTGGTGGTCTATCAAAACCCCTATTTTCTCTAATACCAACAGCAAAATACCTAAAAGCATCCGCTGCATGACTTGCCCAATCATGAACTGGGCTATTTCTAAATGTTCTTAATCTCTCATTGTAAGCTCTATGATACTGCCTTAACGCTTCTAATCCAGCCTTGGTGGTTGATTGGTCAAACCAGCAACGAGATATAATAAGCTGCGCAGCATGGATACCATCCTCAACTGGCAATTTCGGAACAACCCTAAAATTAATCCCCAAATCGTATGCGACCTCTCTCCTCGACTTGCCAGAACCAAGCTCTCTAACCTCAATGTCATGCGGAGCGTTGTGAGTACCATAAAAATAACCTTTACTCGAAAGTATCTTTGCATAATGTGGCAACCCTTCATTCCTTGTTTCATAAAAATCTATGACATGAATGGCCCTACCAACAGTCTGAGTAAACCAAATAGCGGTGCTATCACCTATACCAAGATCCCACCAGGTATCCACCTTATGCGATTGGTCATAGGGAACATTTCCTATGCGCCCACTTTCTTGAGCCGCTTGAAGTTCTTTTCCAAAAATAGCTCCTGGCACATTAGCCACCCAAGAACATTCAAACTCCTGGTCAAACTGATCGGTACTCATCATAGACTGAGAAGCCGCTAGTTCTTCAGCATCAACAATGCCAGTTTCACTCGCCTTATAAACCGCAGTAAACCAATCATCACTCGCTTGCGCCGCTTCATATAAATCAAAGAAAGCGTTATGCCCTCTGGGCGTTCCAATAAAAAAAGCAAACGTAGGTATATCTTTTGTGTTCCTATCAGACAAAGCTGGTCTTAAAACTGTAGGAAATAAACTTTCTGGGACATCAGCCATTTCATCAATACAGCATCCATCAAGGTAAATTCCCCTCAGCGAATCAAAATTCTCAGAACCCAAAAGCTGTATCCTAGCACCATTAGGCAAATCACATCTAAGCTCTGTTTCATGGAACGTAACCATAGGCACTTTAGATGCAAACTCCTTCAAGTAACTCCAGGCTACCATCTTAGCTTGCCTATAAGTTGGCGCTATATAAGCGTACCTCGGATTGTTCCTCGTATTAAGTATAGCTGCCCTCAACAAGTGGTTTATAGCCATGACAGTCTTGCCAAACCTTCTATGGCATACAACCACTCCCCAGCGCTTCTTTGTAAGCTCGTTATGGAGCTTTGCTTGAAGTGGTCTGGGTGAATAGGGAATCTCAATGTTCATGTGTTAGACACTCTCTAAAAGGTATATATATGTAATAACACATGCGGCCATGCTCTTGGGGGCTACCCCTACCTCTGTAGGAAAAAAGCACATCATACGAGTTGGCTACTCGTAACTATTTCTAAGCCAGCCAGGGATTACACGTGATCGAGTGGCAAACTTCCACAGAATCCAGAGAATATTTAATTAACAAGTTAACAGCATGGGTAGTATGCGCGACCTCTGCCACTCAATGACCATTGCACACAATAATCCTTACACTATCTCTAGGTTTCCATTGGCCCAAGACAACGTCACTTGCCCATTACCAGTAGCCTTATCCTCTGCCTTATCTCTAAGTCCTAATGGTTGCATCTGCCGAATATGTTTATCCATATGATCCGCTTCAAGCCTTCTTCGCTGCACTTCAGCCATGGCCATCTTAGGATCGTTCGGCAAAGCCATCTTAACCAGGTCAAGTATCTGATCTCTCATCACCTCGCATTGCAAGGCTCTAGCCCTGCGATACATAGTATGAGCTTCATCATTCTCTTGCACCCATCTAAGCACAGTACGCCAGCTAGGCAATGTCTTAGTATTGTTGCAGATCCTGGTTAAACTTTCACCTTCAGCAATTCTCTCACAGATCTTTTCCATCTGCGGCTTTGTAACTCTAATCTTTATAATAGTTGCCACTATATTCTGCCTATAAAAAAACCTAGCAGCTCGCTTTAATTAACTGCTAGGCAAAGGATTTTGTAATGTTACAGAAACAATGACATTTTTCAGATCATTTAGTCAAGACTATTGATTAAATTAATTTAAATAAAACATAACAGTATCATATTACTTGACGTTTAAAGACACTATAGATACTCTAGCGTAAAGGAGAATGATATGACCGATACAATACACATAGACAAAAGAACTGCTTTAGCCTTACAACAACGCTATTACCAGGCCATAGAAGCTGGTGAAACACAGTTTGTATTTGAAGATAGAGATGTGCTTACAAGCTACGCTAAATACATGATAGAGTACCTAAAAACACAAGGCCTATTAGACGAAGAAACTAAGCACTAGAAGGATATGTTATGAAATATAAAGTAGTTATTGATGTTGAAGTTGATGAAAAAGAAGCTGAATTATGGTTCTGGAGTTGTGCTATGGAATACTTAGCTGAAGAAGTAAGAGATGGAGATGAAAAAGCACAAGACAAACCTAGTTTTAAACCATTTAAAGAAATACAAGAAGGTTATGAAGGATGTATGATTGATAATTTAAAAGACGATCTCTATGATTTTTTTAAGAATCCTGGTATGAAAAATCGTAAAACTCATTTACATAGAATGGACAGAAACACATATGTAAAATCTTATAAAATCCATACCGAAAATGAATAATTATAACTTATAATACAATCTAACCAAAGCATCTTTATATCTACGCTTTACAATCCTGGGATCATGTAAGCTTAACAACCTAGCTATTTTAGACCACTTAGCGCCACGATCTCTAAATGCAGCCGAATGAGCTACAGCCCATACAAGCTTTCTATCTTCTGTTTCCATCTTAGTTAAAGCTAAATCTATAGCCTTATCCAACCTTGATATTTGATCTGGACTAGCTTTT